ACAATTCTAACCAAGATTGGACAAACCAATTAAACATTGATGTACAAAGATTAGCTATGGAAGCAATGAAAGATTTATCAAAAGAATACAGAGTTCTAAAAGGTGGATCAACAAACATAGAATTAAATTTAAAAGACGCAGAGGGTCTAGGCATAGGGTATGATTTCCCTAGCCCAAACCCCCAGTGATTTAACACATCCAAGAAACCCAGTCTTTAGATTTCTTTTTTATAGGCTCATCAACTACTACAGGTACTTGAAAAGTGACACCGTATTCTGGGTGGGTAAACCATAAAGCCTGTTGCGGTCTTTCAGATGTGAATCTATTTGAGTAGGCATATTCATCATAGCCTTTTGTAGAACCATTCACGATACAACCTTTTAAAGATATGTATTGGTGATAGTGTCCCATGATTACATAATCAATTGTTTTATTTTGATTGTGGTATTCTTGCTTTATCTTCTGCACACCACGAGCAATCGGACCAAGCATCCCCACAATTCCCGTGCCCCCTGCCACTCCGAGACGATCTCCATGTGTCAGTAAGTAATTAACACCGTAGACTTTATATACAGTATCAAATCCTGTAGGTATTTGGAATTGGATTCGCTTGTCATTTTTAAAATGTCTAGCTAATAGGTTGTATAACATCCAATCGTAGTTAGTTTTCGCGGCTTGCTTGTGACGATATTGTTTATATGTACGAGAGTGATTACCAAATGTACAAGGCACAAATACTTTACCAAATACATCCGCGAATTTACCTAGCGCCCATGTTAGATTGTCTAGTAAATCTAGAACATGCTCAATATTAGAACCATCATTACTCTCCGCTAGTTCATCGTGGATATCACCCGAGATCATATCGCCGCCTAACGCACAAACAATCCCAGGATATTTAGGATTAACCATATGATTAGTACATAGGTCTATGGTTGTGTTGATTACGTTTTTAAATCTTCTCAACGCAATCGTTCTATCATACTCATTGATACCATTAACCGCTTCTTTGTATACCACCTCGCCCCAGTGAAAGTCTGATAAGAATATCGTTGGCACACCAGGTGCCCCCTTGACAGGGGTATTCTTTGTTAACCACTTAGGTGGTTTAACTTCATGTTTCTCTGCCTTGAGTAAACTATCTTTTAGTTTTTGGTGGGATAGATTTTCTTTGGCTAGTAAATCTACCTGTCTTTTAAGATCACGAACTTCTGCGTCGTGTGCATACTGCTGTTCAATCAATGCCGCCTCAGCGTCGGGGGGCACCAATGTGGGTTTGACACCCTGCAGTTGTGCTTGTTCAATTCTCTCGATTAGAGTAGTGCGCGGGATTCCTAGCTCTCTAGAAGCCGCCGCTTTATTGCCTTTGTTTCTGATGACCGCGTTCAGCGCATCAATCAATATAGTTTTTGCTATTGTTTTACCCATAATTATCTCCTGTAGTGCGCGAATAATATCACGTTTTTTGACCCTTGTCAAGCAAATAATGATATGGTATAATCTTATCATGAAACTCACAGAGGAAATAAAGATAACAGCACCTGTTGTTAAAGTTGGTGGCGATGCGGTTAAAGTGGAAGCCCCACAGTCTGAGACACCATCCGATTCTCAATCACCCCAGTAAGGATATGATATGAAAACAAAAAATAAAGCTAGAAGTATGTCTAGAGACAAGTCTCCTAAAAAACCTAATGCTAAGAAAGGTTTTAAAGCAGGTTTAAAAGCAGGAGCATCTTCATTAAAAAGTAGTGCTAAAAATATCAAAGCAGGAGCAAAAGCGGGAGCCAAAGCTTTAAAAGGTATGTTTAAATCTGGTAAGAAATAATGCCAATCACTAGAGGACAGATGTATCAGCAAATGAAAAGCGGTACACGTAAAAAACCTAAAAAGAAAAAGCCTGTTACTAAAGGGGCGAAAGACAGAGCTAAAGCTACAGCTAAAAGAAAAGCTATATTATCACAACAAAGAGGAGAAGCATCTCCTCAAGGTAAATTAGTAATGAGAGGATTTGTTAAGGCGTTATATGATAAAGTCAAAAACAAAAAGTAAATCCACAGTTAATAAAGCAGGAAACTATACCAAACCTGGTATGCGTAAAGCTTTATTCAACAGGATAAAAGCTGGCGGTAAAGGTGGAGCCCCAGGACAATGGTCAGCACGCAAAGCGCAGATGCTGGCTAAACAATACAAAGCAAAAGGTGGAGGTTACAAATCTTAGCATGGACAAAGTTTGTCAATCTTGTGGGCACAATTGCCACTGCAGTAACTCCTCTCAATGCCATTGTGGTTGCGCAAATTGCGCACACGGAAAGGAATAAGAATGCCTCAAGGACCAGGAACATACGGAAACAAAAAGGGAAGACCCGCAAAGAAGAAAACAAAAAAGTCAGTTTTAACAGGCGCACAGAAAAAGCTACCAGATTTTCTAAAGGAAAAAATAGTAAAATCAAAAATGAAGAAGAGCAAGTAGCAAACTAAATGCCTGCTCTGAAGAAACCGCAAAGAAGTTTAAAGGCTTGGACCAAACAGAAGTGGCGTACCAAATCGGGTAAGCCATCTACTCAAGGTCCAAAAGCTACAGGCGAAAGATACTTACCATCTGCCGCCATTAAGTCTTTATCTTCTGGTGAGTATGCAGCGACTACTGCTGCAAAAAGAAAAGGCAGAGCGCAAGGTAAACAATTTGTGGCACAACCAAAGAATATAAAAAAGAAAGTGAAGAGGTTTAGGAAGGTAAAATGATCTGGTCTTTATTAGGTACAGTAGCTAAAGGTGCAGTAGATGTTATTAAGACACGTACTGAAACCAAGAAGCTAATGGCAGAAGCAGAACAAACGCACATCAGAAAGATGGCGGAAGGTGAAATTGATTTCGCTATTGCTACTCAAAAGAATATGCAAAACTCATGGCGTGATGAATGGTTCACTGTTATCTTATCACTGCCATTGTTAATTGTATTTGGCGCTATCTTCTTTGGTAAGCCAGAGTGGATACAAAAATTAAAAGAAGGATTCGATACTTTAAATCAATTACCCGACTGGTATATCTGGGCATTGATGGCGGCAATCGCTAGTTCATTTGGTTTAAAGGTTACTGACTTAGCTATTAAAAAGTTTAAGAAATAATGTATCACGTAGAAATATTTGCATATAAAGTTATTAGTAAAATATATAAGCTATTTGAAAAGGAAAAACCTAAAGATGAACATGAAGTTCACTGGGGTATAGGAGGCAAATAATGTTTGAACAACTTAAGGAGAGAATAAAAGAACACGAAGGATTTAGGTCTTATGTTTATAAGGATTCATTAGGATTCGCAACCATAGGATACGGTCACTTGGTAACAAAGGAGGACAACTATGAAGAAGGTGTTGAATACAGTAAAGAACAACTTGATGCCGTCTTTGAAGACGATTTTGAAAATGCCTGTGATTGCGCTCAACTGGTCGCTGACAATTTTAATATCAACTTTGATGAGCATCCAAAACCTGTTAAAGAAGTTCTTATAGAAATGGTATTTCAGTTAGGTGTTGGAGGGGTAAGTAAGTTTAAGAAATTTCTTGGGCACTTATCAACCAGCACCTATCATCTCGCCGCGGATGAGATGCTCGACTCGCGTTGGGCAATGCAGACCCCGCACCGCGCAGAGAAACTATCTTATATCATTAGAGGACTAGCCTACTAACATGGCTTTCTTAGTAGCAAATGTTCCACCCGTTGAAGTGCTTGTTAAGAAAGAGTATCTCTATGATTTTCAGAGGGGGCACGGTGAGTACGAACCAGGAATCTGGATCACCGCTAAATCTATACAAGGTCGCGCATTGTATTTCGAGACCTATCTCTATGAAACGGGAGCTCTATATGATAAACTACCTATCTCGGCTTTTGTCTGGAAAGAGACGAAGGAAGAGATGGAACTCGAAGACTTAGAGCTTTGGGATTGTTTTAGCTATCACATCTCAGTTATACAAAAGGTGAGTGTAGGGTCGGGGAAATGTAAATACAAGGCTCCAAACGGGAATTTTTATTATGGGGAGTATTTATATACTATAGATAGTTGTCATCCCGAATATAATATACCAGATATTGGGTATTCTGAGGTACCTACACAACATAAGTCTTTCAATATAATACAATTAGACAACGGATATTTCGCCGCTCAGCCTAACAATCGGGTAATATTCTATGATAAGTCTTTATCCCCAAAGAAGATGAGGTTTCCAGACTATAAGGTTTCAACTATTGAATATGGTGTGGAAAATAAATCTAAGTATACAGCGGGTGATGATACTAATTTCTTTTATGAGTTCGAAGAACAAAGCTAGGCAATAAGCCTAGCCTATTCCTCTTATAGATTACTTCTGTGGTATTCTTAATACGTTAGGGAAGTATTGATTTTCTTTATAGAAAGTCATAGCCCAGTACCAATCGTCTTTATATTCTGCTCTCGCGTACTGTTCTAATTCTGTGTCTCCGTCTGTTCCTGTATTGTTAAAAAAGTTTAAACACTTGTTAACAAATGAGTTAGTTACGGAGAAAGTTGTTGGGTTTGCCATAGTTTCTCCTTTATTGATATTTCAGCCAAGGCTCTCCAGTAGTCCTTGTCTTTGATTGGGAGTGTAGCAAACTTTTGCTTAGAAGTCAAGCGCCTAGAGCTGAATAACAGATACAGCTTTTTTGCAAGGCTATCGTATTTAGTTTTTTGTGGATAGGTATTTTGATTTGTCATGTCTCTGTAAGTGAAAAGGGCTAGTAGCGGAAAATGTAATAAAAAGACTACCAGCCCCTTGTACGGTTGTGGAAAAAGAGATCCCCAAACTGTTTCTAAATATTTCATCTAGAAGAAGTAAGGTTCTTCGTGCCCCCCTGTCTCCAATAATATTAGTATAACTATATCACAAGTCATACGTTTTGTCAAGAGGAAAATGCATCACTCCAGTCTCCTTGAACTGCGCCCTTTGCATATTCAGTAGCCCTAGTTTCAAAGAAGTTTTCGTGTGCCTGTCCATTGACAATATAGTCTACCCATTCTAGTGGGTTTGACTTTACTCCGTAGTTAGGCTTCAAGCCTAGCTGAAGTAATCTTCTGTCAGCCATGTAGTGTATATAGTTCTTTACTTCTTGAGGAGTCAAGCCTTCGACTGGTCCTTGTTGGAATGCCAGGTCAATAAACTTCTCTTCAAGAGTTACCATATCTCTACATATATCGTACAATGACTTTTTAAATTCATCATTCCAGATATGTGGCTTCTCATCTAATACAGTATGTAATAACTTAATCATATTTTCCACATGATGATTCTCATCACGTATAGACCATGCAACTATTTGCCCCATGCCTTTCATCTTACCAAATCTTTGGAAGTTTAGTAGCATAATAAATGAACCAAACAACTGTAAGCCTTCACCAAATGCAGAGAACACAGCCATATCTCTTATGATCTTTTGTTCTTCCGTGCCCCCTTTACTTTCCCAAAGATAGTTATGTTTATCAGCCATCTCTTTATATTCTTGGAAAGCTTTATACTCTCTATCATCCATACCTATTGTATCATTTAATAAAGAGTAACTGTGTGCATGGTTAGCCTCCGATGTAGCGATAGCGGATAACATCATGCGCACCTCTGGTTTTTTAAACATGGGTATATACACATCCATATAGGCTTGTG